TTTCAAGGAACTTTAGAAGAATTGAAAGATTCTATTGAGCAGACTCACGCTAGCAATGACTTTTTAAAACGTAGATACTATCGCGCGATTAATTATATTTTGACGGAAGCGGATTTTGAAGAGGATTTGGAGGAGGAAAACAATGAAATTTAAAAAAGGTAAAGCGAAGTTAGCGGAGAGAAACGAGGTGCAGACGTGAACTTTTTAGATCTATTCGCTGGAATTGGTGGATTTCGATTAGGGATGGAACGAAACGCAGAATTGAGAAGGGGAGAAAATTATGATTTACAAACATGAGGAAGCTCGACAATACCGCGAAATCAATTTCCTAGACCAGTTCCTAGAAGGTCACGATGGATTCATAGCGGGAGGCTGTTTTAAAAATATTTTTAATCATGAAAAAGTGAAGGATATTGACATGTTTTTCCGCAACGAAAAAGACCTAAATGACGCAATTCATTATTACACCGAGAAATGTGCTAGCGATGCAAACCATATTAAACTTGTGTATAAAACTGGTAAAGTCGTCGCCTTTATACACATTCCGTCAAAAACCCAATTAGAGTTAGTTCGCTCTGTTTTTGGGGAACCAGAAGAGGTTATTAGTAACTTTGACTTTACTGTTACCAAAGTAGCACGATACGTTGTTGACGGGGAGCATCGGATAGTAATTCATCCCCAATTTTTTGAACACTTACATCTCAAAAGGTTGGTGGTTGACAATACTCTTAATTTCCCGATATCGACATTTGAAAGAATGATTAGGTACGTAGGTTACGGTTATAAGCCTTGTCTCGAAACAAAGGCGAAATTGGTTGATGCAATCAATAGTATTCAGAACATAGATGAGAATGATTTTTCAAAAAGTCTATATGAAGGATTAGATTAAGGAGGAAAACAATGAAAGTATACGAGAAAGATAGAGTGTTTCAAATCTCGACTACAGCGGGCTGGATGGCTGTAAATGGAACTCAAATTAACATCTCCGGAATAGATTTTGCTTTTTGCCCGGTGTGCGGAAGGAGTTTGGAATAATGACTAAATTAGTAAGATGTGGCGTATGTGAAGAAGCTTTTAGTGAATATGATGACATAATTAACGTAGATCCCCATGGATGGTTTCACGAGAGATGTGTAGAACTTGTTCCAATACGTTATGCTGTTTTGGCTAAATCCAGATATTACGATGTAGATGGCTTTCTCGGAACTTGCGATGAAGATGATAAAAATTTTGCAAGCTATGTTTTTGAAGAAGGAGAATACTTGGAGGACGGGGAGGAGGAAAAATAAATGATGAATCGTGTCATACTAGTAGGACGCTTAACTAAAGACCCTGATTTACGTTATACCCCAGCTGGTGCAGCAGTTGCGACTTTTACACTTGCTGTAAATCGTACTTTCACTAACCAACAAGGAGAACGAGAAGCTGATTTTATTAATTGTGTAGTTTGGCGTAAACCAGCAGAAAACGTTGCTAATTTCTTGAAAAAAGGAAGTATGGCAGGCGTTGACGGTCGCGTTCAAACTCGTAACTATGAGGGGAACGACGGTAAGCGCGTTTATGTGACGGAAATAGTGGCCGAGAGTGTTCAATTTTTGGAACCTAAGCTGAACGCTGTAGAAGGCTCTACACCGAATAATAATCAAAACGAAGCTAATTATTCAAATAACAATAAAAACGGCTCATATCGAGCTAGTTCGAGCCAGAATAGTGATTCATTTGCAAACGAAGGTAAGCCGATTGATATTTCAGATGACGATTTGCCATTTTGAGCGAGAGGGTGAATAAAAATGACAGCAGAAACTGCAATAAAAAAGTTGAGAAATAGATCAATGAGCATCCGCCAAATGGCTAATGCGATTGCAGAAGTTACAAACTACCAAATTAGCGAAATCGAACAAATGGGGGACGAAGAAATTGAGGCAAAGTATACCGCGTTCGTCATCAACGAAGCGACCGAATATGCAAAATAGTCATGCTAACCGAGGCATGACATTTGAAAGACTGATAGAAAACGCATGTGATATTTATCAGATTAAGAAACTGGCTATTATTCAAAAGTTGCCGACTGATTGGAAAATTATTCGGAATGGCGCTCAAATAACGGGCGCTTTCCCGAATAAAAAATCGACAGTAGATTTTATGGGCGTGCTTAATCCTGGCATGGCAATAGCCTTTGAGGCAAAAGAAACGAAAGCAAAAAGCTTTCCATTCAAAAATATCCACGAACATCAAATAGAGTATCTCAAAAGCGTGCGTAAAATGGGCGGACATGCCTTTGTTTTAATTAATTTTGTTACAGTAGACCAAATATATAAGAACGACATAAAAACGTTTTTAGAACTGTATGAGGGCGCTGTGCAAAGTGGAAGGAAATCCATTGCTTTAAAGGATATTGAGGAAAAAGCGGATAAAGTGCCAACGTTAAGCGGTATACCAGATTTTCTGAACGCGCTTTAGACAAATAAAAAAAGCCGAAGTTCCCTCCGACTACCCAATTTGATTATAACATGGGGGAATGGATATGAATACTCTTTTTGATCTACCACAAGTTGATAAAATCGACTATATCAAAACGGTTCGAGCATTAAAAGACTTTTTCAGAAAATACAAGGCTTTAAGAGTAATGGCGGGTGAACGTAAATTCCCTACACTAACTACCACATACACGGTCACACCGCCGAATTTTGGAAATGAGTTCCATAGCAAAGTGGAAGAAGCTGCTATACACAATGTAGACAACGTACACGCTGCACAAGAAGCCGTTAAAAAGTATGATGTGATCATCAACCAATTAGAAGCAATCCACCGCAAAATCATCTTAGAGAGTTTCTTGCACAATCAGCAAGATGTAGACATCATGATTGATATTCCTTACGAAGAACGACAGTATAAGCGTGAGAAAAGGAAGGCTGTCATAGAGTTAGCAACTACGCTCAATATTGAAGTGTTAAACTGAAAATGGCACTTTTGTGGCACTTTTTGAGTAAAAAAAGGTGATAAAATGTTATTAGTGAGAAGTGAAGATGATTACAAAAATAAATCATATGTTGAGTCTGCGCTCCACTTCTCGCATACTCGTGGCGGAATAGGTAGACGAAGCACAGGATAGAACTAATGTGGCTAAGAAACGTATGTCTTAGCTTAAAACTCCTGTAAAACAAATTAATTAGTTCATGCAAGGTGCAAATCCTTGCCGAGTATATAATAAAAAACGAAGAAGGAGTTAATTACATGAGAGACATTATAAAAGCGGGGATAACTGAGGTAAAAGGAAAAGAGCCGGAATTCAAAATTAATATAGCAGGTTCAGAACAAGAACAAAGCTTTGTGTTAGCACAGATTCATTACATGAAAATAGAGCGGTTAGCTATGCTAAATGGTAAGACTTTTGAACAAGCTAAGAGTGATTATTTAGAAGCGTTAAGCATCATCGTAGGAACAATTAAGGATAATAATTAATTAACGATACAAACACATGGGAGCGAGGTGGGGTTGATGCAGCATGGAAAAGTATAAATTAGCTGAACAAGATTATAATGCAGGAATGAAATACAAAGATATCGCAGAAAAATATAATGTTACTTTGAACACTGTTAAGTCGTGGAAAAAAAGGCATGGCTGGTATCGTGATAGGGGTGCACCCGAATTAAAAGGTGTGCACACAAAAGAACGAGGAGGGGCATCTAACGGCAATAAACATGCAGTTGGCAACAAAGGTGGCGCAGCTCCTAAGAATAACCAGAATGCGCTAAAACACGGCTTATATTCTAAGTACATGCCAGATGAAACGCTTGAAATCATGAATAGCATGAAAGAAATGAGCGCACCTGATCTTATATGGAATCAGATACAAATACAATACGCTGCTATTATAAGGGCGCAGAAAATTATGTGGGTGGAAAACGCTGAGGATGAAACGAGAGTCCAGACACAAGCGGGGTTCGGAGATAGTGGTTCTGATAAATACGAGTATCAATTCGCTTGGGATAAACAGGCGAATTTTTTAAATGCACAAAGTCGTGCGATGTCTACACTAAGTGGGTTGATTAAACAATTTATTGCTATTGCTGATGAACAAGATGAACGTAAAGCTAAGCTCAATCAAATTATTGCATCTACAGAGAATATACATGCCCGCACAGCTCTTATTAAAGGCGCTGAAAAAGATACATCATTATTAAACGCATTGATTGATGTTGCGAATGGTGGTGATGGCAGTGGTTCAATTGGCATTCAGTCCAAAACAACAAGAGACGATACGGGAACAAACTAAAACCATAACGTTAGAAGTTAACGAAGGGACTCCGCGTTCTGGGAAAACCACAGCTGATATTTTTAAAATGGCAAATTTCTACATTAATTCTAGGGATATGAACCATTTAGTTACAGCATATAACCAAGAACAAGCCTTTCGATTATTTATGGATGGTGATGGTTTAGGTTTAATTCATATTTACGGAAACCTCGCAGAAATGAAGCACGATGAACACGGGGACCACTTACTTTTACATGCTCCAAATGGTAAGAAAAAGATTTACTACAAAGGTGGAGGCAAGGTAAACAGTGTGGGCGCTATCACAGGTATGTCGCTTGGCTCTGTAACATTTTTGGAAATCAACTTATTACACATGGATTTTGTAAAAGAGTGTTTCCGGAGAACTTATGCAGCAAAAGATAGATTCCATTTAGCAGAATTAAATCCTCCCGCTCCAAGCCATCCAGTATTAACAGAAGTATTTGATCGTTACGAAAAAACAGGACGTTACAAGTGGCGTCATTGGACACCATTTGATAATCCTATACTTGACGAAGAGAGAAGAAACGAACTATATAACGAATTAAAGTTCTCTTCTTACCTTTTGCAACGTGACTGGTATGGTAAACGAGTTTTGCCGAAAGGTATTATTTACGAAACATTTGATATGCAGAAAAACCAAATATCCAAATTAGAAGGTCGTCCAATTGAGATGGTCTTTTTTGGTGACGGAGGACAACAAGATGCTACTGTTTGTGAGTGCTATGTAATTACAGAGCACGCGGCTGACGGACATTATAAATACAAATTTAATCAAGTTGCATCCTATTATCACAGTGGTAGGGATACAGGAGAAGTAAAAGCTGGTTCAACCTATGCCGTTGAGATAAAACAATTCATTCAATGGTGTATGAAAGAGTATGAAGTACCAGTAAATGAGCCTGTTTTTATTGACCCTGCCTGTCGCTGGCTACGTGAAGAACTGGAAAAGGTTGGTGTTGATACAGCAGGAGCAGACAACAATGCTCATGATGTGACAGGTAAAGCGCAAGGCATAGAGGTTGGAATTGAGCGGATGCAGTCGCTATTAAGCGAAAGGCGTTATTTGCTTGTTGAACAACTCAATGATCAATACGACAATTATGGTTGGCTGCAAGAAATGGGTATGTATGTACGCGACGAAAACAGCGGGAAACCAGTTGATAAGAATAATCATGCGATGGATACAAGCAGATATGCTACAAACTACTTTTATAGGAATTATGAAGATATATAGAAAGGAGTGATTAAATGGGTGTTTGGAGTGTAATGACACGCTTTATTAAAGGTTGGCTAAATGGAAAACCTAACGGCAGCGAACCGGAGTTAATACCAAAATATCTGCCGCTCGTTCCAGATAATCAAAAAGAATGGAGCAAAGACTCCTATTTAACTTCGTTGTGGGCTCAAGGATATGTGCCAACAGTACACGATAAGTTAATGAATTCCGGAACAGGCAATGAGATAGTTGTTGTTGCGGCTGAGTATATATCTGGAAAGCCTTTAAGTATTGATGTAACAGGGGTTAATGGCAGTAAGGATGAAAACTTAACTAAACAACTGAAAGAAGCGTTACGGATTGATAATTTTGATAGTAAGAGCGTGAAAATTGTTGAATTAGCAGGGGGGAGCGGAGTATCTGCTGTAAAGATTAACATTTTAAATGGGCGACCATCTATTAGTGTTCATAGCTCTAGCCAATTTTGGATAGATTTTAAAAACAATGAGCCATTTCGTTTTAATTTCTTTGAGGAAATACCCACAAGTAATACAGCAGATATTTATTATTTAGTTGAAAGCAGAGAAATAAAACAATGGGACAAGGAAGGGAAAAAATTATCTGGAGGTTTTGTAACATATTCTGTTATTAAAATTGATGGCGATAAAACTACTCCTATGGGTGCGGAGAGACTACCAGAACAGATTACAAGCTATCTGTACACAAATAATATTCAATTGAATCATTCTGTATCAATTGGTTTAAAGAGTATGGGCGCGTATTTAATAAATAATAGCCCAAGCAATACTAGATACCCACATCTTAATCTCGGGGAATCTGACTTATCACAATGTACCAATTATTTATTTGCCGTAGATTACTTTTTCACTGTTTATATGCGCGAAGGAGAGAAAACAAAAACAAAAATAGCGGCTAGCGAACGAATGTTTAGGAAAAAAGTTAATAAGAGCACAGATAAAGAAGAATGGTCCATGAATGTAGATGAAGACTACTTTATGCAGTTTAAAGGGACGTTGGACGCTGGTGCGAAGTTAAATGACATGATTCAATTCATGCAAGGAGACTTCCGAGACGGTAGTTATCGCGAAACGATGGAATATTTTGCTCAGAAAGCTGTTTCGAAATCTGGTTATAATCCCGCTACTTTTAATCTAGGTAATAGAGAAGTTAAGGCGACCGAAATTTGGAGTTTACAAGACGCGACAGTGCGTAAAATTGAGAAGAAAAAACGCCTTATTCAAAATGTTTACGAACAGATGCTTTGGGACTTCCTATATTTGTTAACTGGCGGAACAAACAATAAAGAAAAAGCAATAATACGTGATGAAATCAGGGTAATAATTGAGTTTCCGGACCCAATGACGGTTAATTTGAATGAACTTTCTAGTACTTTAAACAATATGAACAGCGCATTAGCGATGAGTGTAGAAGAAAAGGTGAAATTAATCCACCCAAAATGGGAAGATGAAGAGGTTCAAGCGGAAGTAAAACGTATCTATTTAGAAAACTCGATTGGAGAGGTTCCGGACCCAGAAGCAATTGGTGGAATTGAAACGAAAGGCGGGTGATTAGATGAGTCATCACCATGCACCAGTGGATTTCGAAAAAGAAGCATCTATCTTACGAAACCATTTTAACAATGCCGAAATAGAGTTGCTTTTGCTGATAAAGAAGCATGTTATGCATGGCGCTAAGAATCCAACAAAATGGAAATTCATTCAGCAGTCGCGTTTGATAAGGTTTAAAAGAGAATTGAAAGCACATATAAGTATTTTCAAAGATGAAACGAGAAATAAAATAGATAAACTAACGTATAGTGTTTATCTTGATTGCGTGAATGAATACGAGGACGAAATGGAAGCCGGATATCAAACTAAGAAAGAGGTTGATATACAAAATGACGACTATTTATCTGAAAGTGATGCACTTATCCAGATTTCGGAAGATATGGCTAATTATTGGCAGAAAATCGCGCCCTCCAAGTACAAACAAGTAGTTAAGGAAACAAAAGATAGCAATGGAGTTTTAAAATATGCTATCGCAACATCACTTATTAATGTTTTAGGTGATGGCATAAGAAATGTTATAGATCAGTCTGGAAGAAAGTACCGACCAGGAGCTTACATGGAAATGGCTTCAAGAGGTGCTTTTTTTAATGTTGGTTTAAATGCCATGAAACGCGTTCTTGGAAGATATGAGCACGAATTAGTTCAAGTGTCAGCTCACGTAAGAAGTTGTCCGCGTTGTGCTCCTTGGCAAGGAGAAGTGCTATCAGTTAACTACGAAAGCAATGAATATAAAACATTACAAGAAGCGGAAAACGATGGCTTGTTTCATCCAAATTGCCACCATTTTTTATATTCGTATTTCGAAGGTGACGAAACAGACGAGCCTATCCCATATGATGAAGAAGAATATGAGGCTCAAAGTAAGCAACGGTACTATGAGCGCGGAATTCGCGATTGGAAAACAAAAGATATACTTGCAGAAGGTCCTTCTAAACAATATACAGCTGGGAAAGTAAGGCAATGGGAAGAAGCTTTGCAAGGCCATTTGAATAACAATCGATTCTTAGAGAGAGAATTGGATAGAGAAATTATAAAAGCGTCTAAATGAACGCTTTTTTTGTTTGGCTTGATATAAAAATTTTGCCTACCTGCCGGCAACTAATAGACAGGGGTGGCTCACTCAGAGCTTAAAAAGGAGGAAATATGAAGAATTATTTACAGCGTAAGTTTGACATTCAACATTTTGCTGAAGGTGGGGACGATAAGAATTTTACCCAAGCAGAACTGGATGAAATTGTAAAGAATCGCTTAGCGGCTGAAAAAAAGAAATTTAAAGGAGAGATTGAAACCATCAAAAGCGCGCATGAGGAAGAAATCACGAAGTTAAACGACCAAATTAATCAGCTTAACGATCAAGTGGGCGAACATGATTCATCTGAAAAGGCATTGAAAAAACTTCAAAAAGAGAAAGACGAGGCACTATCAAAGCTGGATGAATATGTTCAGAAAGAACAAACGGCAGAGTGGCACAGTAAGTTAAAAGAAAGCGGCGTAAAAGAAGAACGTTACGAAGCGTTTACGAAGCTTTTTGGGGATGAAGAGCGAAATGACGACAACTTAGCGAAATTCGCAGAGCAATATCCGGAATGGATTGCAAAATCTGATGATGGTGACACGCCTCCACCAATCGGAGCAGGTCTAGGCAATGCAAGTGAGCCAAGCGCTACAGACCCATTCATTCAAGCGTTAAATTCATAATTAGAAAAGGAGAGATAGCAAAATGGCTATTAACTATGTAGACAAGTACGGTAAGGAGCTCGACCAGAAGTTAGTCTTTGGCACTTACACAAATGAATTAGAAACACCTAACCTTTTATGGTTAGATGCAAAAACGTTTAAAATACAAACGATTTCAACAACTGGACTAAAACCGCACACTAGAAACAAAGGATATAACGAAGGTTCGGCATCAAATACGAATACTCCATATACTATTACGTTTGATAGAGATGTAGAGTTTTTTGTAGATGTTATGGATGTAGATGAAACAGGGCAAGCATTAACAGCTGCTAATGTAACAAAAGAATTTAATTCAGCGCACGCTGCGCCAGAAGTCGACGCTTATCGTTTTTCTAAGTTAGCGACAGCGGCTAAAAATAATGGTCATTCTGCTGACGAAGCAATCACAGAAGAAAATGTTTTTCGTACACTTAAAGCAGCTATTCGAAAAGTTAAAAAATACGGTACACAAAATCTTGTTATGTATGTGTCACCAGACGTTATGGCTGCATTAGAGCTAAGTAAAGACTTTACTAGAACAATCTCTAATCAAAATATTGGGCCTTCTAGCTTAGAAACGCGCATTACAGGAATTGATGGAGTTAAACTTGTTGAAGTTGAAGCAGAAGATCGTTTCTATGATACTTTTGATTTTACGGATGGTTATAAACCAGCCGCTAGTGCTAAGAAACTTAATTATTTACTAATCAATAAAGGTTCTGTTATTGGCGGTACTAAACATGCTTCTATTTATCTTCATGCACCAGGTTCAGTTGGACAAGGTGACGGATGGTTATATCAATATCGTGTATACCATGATATTTTTGTAAAAGAACAACAAAAAGACGGGGTTATCGCCTCTACAGTGGCTTAAGGAGGAGTTGTTTATGCAATTAAGAAAAGATAATGCGGTATACAATACGGACAATGAAGTGTTGATTAAGCAGTTAGAAAATGATGGTTTTGAAGAGTTCGAGTATAAAGAACCAGAAAAAGAACCATCCAAGAGTAAAAAGGAGCCCAAAAATAAAGAGGGTGAGTAAATGAAAACGTATATTACAGCAAGTGAGTTAGCTAGTCTAACAAACTTAAGTATCGAACCAACAGAAGCGGATAATTTAATAAAAGCCGCTTCTGTAGCAATTGACAAGCAAATTATGCCTAATATCGTAGACCTTGACAATGTAGATGATGATATTAAGCAAGCTGTCGCGTGGCAGTGTGAACACATCAAGAAATATGGTGAGTTTATTGGCATTGGTAACTTTACACTAGGTAAATTAACTATGGGTGGTCAATCACAAAACTCGAACAACTTTATACCTGACGTTCCAGACAAAGTGATGGATTTGCTTTTATCTAGTGGCTGGCTTTATGCGGGAGTAGGTGGCTGTTAATGAGCTTTCAATTACCACCTATTCCAGAAGCTATCCTAAACACAGAAGTTACTATAACTAGTAATAGTGGGCGCGATGACTTTGGAAATCTTTTACCAGATGCAATTAATAAATCAATGTTTCGCTATGAGTTTGAAAAGCTCGTAAATAAAACACAGGAAGGGTTAAACATAAGATATATTGTTAATTTATTTTGTAACAAATTAAATTTTGTTGTGAGTGAAGGAGACAATGTATCTTTTGTAATTCCTGACTATTGTTTAATTAAAGGTGAGGTCCAGAGCGTATCTTTCCCGCCAAATCCTGATGGAAGTATTCACCATTTCGAAATTGTTGTAGGAGAGGTGACAGAGCATGAGCTTTAGTAGTTTTAAAGATGCAGTCATAGATGATATTCATAATAAAGCTTTGTCAACGGCTGCAAAGGCTGGGCGAGAATTGGTTGAATTAGCGCAGCCTGTTACTCCAATTTTGTATGGAGACTTGCGACGAAGTTCGGATTTTAAAGTTATCATCCAAAAAAATTCAACTGTAGCTAGAGTGTTTAGTTTAACTCCTTATGCCCGCAGACAATATTATGAAAATCGTCGGAATCCACGTTGGTACGAAATGGCTGTAAGTTATGGAATTCAGAGTATTAACCAAATTGTAGAGGGCGGGATGCGTTTATGATTGAAGATTTGGTAGCACATTTCAAAAAAACATTCCCAGCTATAAAAACACTTGGATTCATTAAACAAACGGGGCTTGATTCAATGGTAGTAATTAATGAAGCACCGACATTTCAAAACAAGCAAGTACAAACGCAAAGTCGTGTTCGTGAGAGCATCGGCTTTTTAATTTATGACAAAAACACAATTCAATGCAAACGAACATACGATTTATTACGTAACTACTTTCTTTTAACAAACCCTTCTGAGCTGAATATCCAAAATCAGAAGGTAGTAGCAACAGATGTAGCAAGCGGCGGACAAGTCGATTATGACGATGATGGTCGTTTGATTTATCAACTAACAATATTATTTGAAAAGGAGATGTAGGCAAATGCCAACATATGCAGTAAAAGAAATTGAAATCTTCGTGAGAGATGCAAATTTAGCAACCGGTGATGGAGTATTAATTAAAGATTTGGAAACACTAGATATTAGCTTGAATTCTAATATTGAACAGTACACAACACTTGGCGAAAAGTTTGAGCGAGCGGTTAAAACAGGGATGGCAATGGAGTTAGGTTTAGATGGGAAATACAATGATTCAGATGAAGGGCAAAATAAATTACGTGAAACATGGGACAAAGTTGGAGCTTCAGCGGAAAAAACTATTATTGTGAAACTACCATCGGGTGCTAAATATGAAATCACTGGTCCAATCGGTATTAATGATTTTGGTGGTGGTGGCGCAAACGATATCGGTTCATTTTCTGCAACATTAAATTCTAATGGCGCACCAGTTTTTACGCCGGCGCCTACCATTGAACCAACTAGCGTAACGGTAGATAGCGCCTCTAAAACAGTAAAAGTAGGAGAAACTGTTAATATCACAGCAGGCGTATTGCCATCAGGTGCTCCGCAAGATGTAACTTTCACTTCATCTGATGAAGCAAAAGCAACCGTAGATAGTGATGGTGTTGTGACAGGCGTTGCTACAACTGTAACTGCAATTAAAATCACAGTTGCATCCAAAGTGAAACCATCGGTTAAAAATGACGTTTCTGTTTCTGTAACATCTGCCTAATAAACAAAATACGAAGCCCTCTGAGTGAGGGCTTTTACTAATTTGGAGGAAAAAAATGAAATCATTTAAATTTAACGAAAATGAAGTAAAACTTCCTTTGGAAATTAACGGGAAAAAGTATTATGCGGACATTTCAGCACAAGCACACATTAAGTACAGTGCGCTTTTGGATGAAGCCCCCAAAATTTTAGGACAAGTTCTTGCGCCTAAACTAAAAGCTGATGAAAGTGATGACGAACATACAATACCAAATAATGAAAACATGCATGAATTGTTAATGACTATCACAGATGGAATTGTAGCAACGAACGATGATATTTTTGCTATTTTTTTCAGCAAAGAAGACAGAGAAGAAATCAATTCTAAAACATTGCCAACTAAAGTCTACGAGGGGCTTATTGAATACATTATAGCTAAATTATTTGAAAGCGATATGAGCGAGGAAAGTGACGAGGGGAAGCCACAGGAAAACAGTATTACGGAATAGTTGAAGACTTTGATTTAATCGAGTCTTCTTTTTTGTCGTATTACGGTATCAGATTGCGCAAAGAATTGTCAAATATGACTTTTTCAGAATTCCGGACATATCTAATGAATTTAGGTGGGGAAACGCCATTTATGACAACTCTTGAAATTCGAATGACTGAACGAAGCAAAGTGCCAAAACATTTGCTGAAAGAAAAAATAAAGCAAAATCGAATCATGTTAAAGCGTGGATATTTTGAGGATGCTGCTTCTAATGAAGAAGGATTAGAAAAGGCTTTGAGAGCTAACAGCAAGCTGAAAGAGGGGTGAAAATATGAGTAAAGCGGGAGAAATTTATTACGATATAAAAATACGCGAAAATGGCTATAAAAGCCAGATGAACAAAATCGATAAGGATATGGATAATTTTGCGAAGAAAGGGCAAAAAGCATCTGACAATATCGACAAAATCAATAAGAAAAACATTAATGTTAAAGGTCTTGATTCATCTATCGTCAAAGTTGAACAATTCGGAAATATGCTTGAAAAGTCTGGCCAAAAGTTAACAAAAGTTGGAACCGCGATGACCGTTGGATTTACGGCGCCAATTGTAGCGGGAATGGTGAAATCAACTAAAGCGTATCTTGATTTTGATAATGAAGTGACAGAAGTTAACTCTTTATTGCGTGAATCTGATGAATCTGCGAAAGAGTTTGGCGATCGTTATACACAAGTCTTTGATTATGCACAGAAAGCTAGTGTTAAGTATGGGGTAGCTTCTGAACAAACTATGCTCGGTATGAAAGAAATGGTTAAAAAAGGCTACGATATTAATCAAACAATGGCGTCTATGCCTGCGATTTTTAATGCTGCTCGTGCATCTGGCGATGATTTCGAAACAGTAATGTCTGTTACAACATCAACATTAGAACAGTTTGGAATGATTTCTAAAGATACAAATAAGCAGATGGAATACACAAACAAAGTTGCTGACGTGCTAACCTACGTAGCTGATAAAACAGCGGCTGGATTCTCTGATATGGGAACAGCAATGAACTATGTCGGTCCTATTTCGCATTCGCTAGGATATTCACTTACAGATACAGCAGCAGCTGTTGGTTTGCTTTCTAACCGCGGTATTGAAGGGCAAAAGGCTGGTACTGGCTTACGGGGGATGCTTACAAGTTTGCTTAAACCTTCAAAATCAGCTGCAGAAGCAATGTCTGCAGTTGGATTAAAAATTGAAGATAACAACGGTAATATGAAAACTTTACCAACGCTCTTGGATGATATTAATGATAAAACAAAGAAAATGACAAAAACACAGAAAAACTCTTTCTTGACGATGATTTTCGGACGTGAACCTTTATCAGCTGTTAATACGCTTTTAGAAGCGGGAGGCGATTCTCTACGTAAATATTCTAAGGGCGCTGATGAAGCAAATGGATATACTAAACAAGTTGCTGATAATATGCGAAAAGCTGGTAAATTTGGTGTGGATCAATTCAAAGCTTCGCTCGAAGTATTAGAACAGAACGTAGGACAAAAATTAATGCCTGCCCTCACTCCAATCATCGAGTGGGCTAATAAAATGATTGATAAATTTAATGACCTTTCCGGCGCACAACAACAAAGTATCATAAAATGGGCTGGAATTTTAGCAGCAACTGGTCCTGTGCTAATGATTGGCGGAAAACTAGTATCAATGACTGGCGGATTAATAAAAGGATTCGCGGGCTTAGGTAAGATTTTAGGTTTAGGGAGTAAATTAGCTCCTTTGGCAGCTGGGTTTGGGGCTACTACAACAGCGGTAGAAGGAACTAGTTTGGCAGCGGCAGGATTAGCGGGATCGTTTGGAGCGTTGCCAGCTGTCATTGGTTTAGCAGGCGCGGCTTTACTTGGCGCAGGAATCTATGCGTTGGATAAACATATAAGTAAAATTGAAGAGAGTAAAGAACGTGTGAAAACGTGGGGCTATGACATTGGCGCCGAGGCAGATAAGTCTATGGTGAAATTTAATGAGTTTGCATCGGAAGGTACATTGGCATTAGACACATTTGCATCAGGAGCAACGGCAGACAGCGAGAAAATTGTCAGTGCATTCAAAAACATGGCGGACGAAATTAAGAAGAATACAGACGATGCATTGGGTGACTTCAAGAAAGCATATGATGAAGCTTCACCTGCTGTACAAGCGTTACTAGACAACGCCATGAAAGATTCTGAAAAGAGAGCAGAAGAAAGAAAGGCAAACGTAGATTCGCAATATAAAGAAATAGAAAAGATTTATCAATCTCATGCGGTTAAAACTGGCAAGATGACATCTGAACAATCGAAAATTGTTAACAATATTTACAAAGATATGCAGATTGAACAAATTGAAAGTTTAGGCTTAAGCAACAAAAAGAAAACACAGCTGATAAAAGCGATGAACGGTGAGGTGCAGAATTTAAGCACAAAAGCACTCACTGAACAAGCTAACTATCTTGGTAAAGTCACAAAAGCAACAACAGATGAGACGAAGAAGCAAAAGAAAGCATTCAAAGAATCTTATGATAAAGGATTAATAGACAAAACGGCATACAATAATGCAATGAACCAACTGGATAGAGATCAGAATGGAACAGTGCGGTCTAGTGTAACGGCTTTGATACGAACGCAAGAACAACTATATGATAAGTTAAATGTAAGTAGTGATGTAGCTCAAAAAAACATCCGACGCGGATTAAAAGATATGGGACTAGATTATGACGAATTTACACGTGATGTACAAGAAAAAGCGGGCAAAGCTGACGAAGCCAGCAAGCTAATTGGCGATGGAGCAAAAATGGCAGATACCGCATGGAACAACTTAGTATTAGACCCTAAAACTTCTGAAATAAGAGACAATGTTGGTGAATTCGTATCCAATTTAGCTAAAAGTGATGATGGTTGGAATAATCTGAAATTCATCATGAAAGAAGCAAAATTAACCACAGATGCTAAGAAAACAATTGCAACTGCAACTATTGAAAGTGGTCGTTGGGATAAGATGACTTTCAACGAAAAGAAATTAATTGTCAGTTACGAGGACTCTATACATGTAGCTAACGCGCTGTCAGATTTAGGTATTTGGGATAAATTGAAGCCTGAACAAAAAAGTATGATTGCGAATGCAGATACTAGTCTGGCGTTACAAAAAGCTCTGCAAGACATGGGAGTTTGGGACAACTTACCTCCATCAATGAAAACTTTAGTAGTTGATAATTCTGATGTAATAAAGAAAATGAATTCTTCTAAAGGGATGTTAGTTAACTATAACGGAACGAACGTAGATTTAAAGACGCTTTTAGCAAATAACTATGATGTTAGGAATAAAATTCAGAGTGGTAAAGATGTTATTGTTCAATATAACGGACAAAAGGTGAATCTTAAAAACCTTTTTGCAAACAACAGAGACCTATTATCAAAAATAGATAGAGGTAGTAGAACAGTCGACGACTATAACAACATAGCTGTCCATAGAAAAGATTTAGTTATTAATTCCAACGCAGAGGCTACTAAAAACGCTATTGACAATGCTATAAACTCGTGGCGTGATATGCTCAACATGAAAAATCAAAAAGTAATTTCTATTGCATACAAAACGAGTGGTAAAAGTCCAAGCGGAATTCAAGAGGTAGGTTATGCAACTGGGACAAATAACCACAAAGGCGGACCTGCATTAGTTAACGATGCCAATGGAAGCAACTATGAAGAAATGATTACCACCCCGGATGGGAATAGTTTTGTTCCTAAAGGTCGTAACGTTCTTCTTAATCTACCACGGGGTACTGAGGTGTTGCGAGGAGATAAAACAGCTAAAGCTTTGAGTAACGTACCTCGTTATGCCAAAGGTACTAAAACAAGCTATGCGAAAAATGTAAGTAATAAAATAGCAAACGTGCAAGTAGATTACAAAACAGGCGCAATTAGCGCACAATCGTACATTAATAAATTAAAACAAATTAATAAGCAATATCGCTTAAATGCGGCGCAAACAAGACAAATCAAATTAAATATTGCAAGTGCGAATAAAGAAATTAGTACTCAAAAAACAAAGCTTAATAAGTCGATAAAAAGCAGCACACAAAAGTATTATGATAACGTAGCTAAAATAAATAAAACAGCTAAGGAATCTATTAACGAAGCGAAGAAGACTTATAACGATGCTCTTAAATCAAATCAAGAAGCCGCATATAATCAGACTGGATTATTTGATGCTGCTGTTACAGAAAAAGCAAGCGGAAGTGATTTAACTAAAAATCTTAAATCACAAACAGCCCAACAAAGAGATTTTATAGCTCAACTTGATAAAATGAAAAAACGCGGTGTTAGTAAAGGGCTTATAGATGAGATACGTAACATGGGCGTAAGTGCTACAGGACAAGCTAAAGCAATTGCTGGCATGTCCGATACTCAACTGAAACAATACCAAGCAGAGTGGAGTAAAAAACATGCTAATGCAAACAAGCTGGGCTTAGACGCTTCTGTAAATGATAAAGTGGCAATGGATAAAGCTGTCAAGGCGGCGAACGATAAAGCTAAAAAAGATTTGGCAAATGCGAACGCTTCTTGGTTGAAACAACTTGATAAAGCAAAAGAATATCGCACTGCTGGATCTAAACTTGGTGTACAGACCGTAGCGGGGATTATTCAAGGGTTCAAGCAAATGGATGGGCCATTAGCAAAACAAGCTGATGGACTAGCTAAAACAATTGAATCGACAATCAAGAAAAGGCTAAAAATCCACTCTCCTTCCCGGCTAATGAGCGATGAAGTTGGTGAACAAGTACCAGCTGGAATTGGTGTGGGAATGCTTAAAAATTTAAATACAATTGATTTGGCAGCTTATAAAATGCAAAAACATTTAACAAGTCTATCACCTGCTATTTCAGTCCCAGTTACTCCGAACACAAAAGAAATTACGGCTTACTCAGGGGCTTCTATAGCAACGCAAGGAAGTGAAACACCAGTTACGGTACAACCAATTCAAATTGTTAATAAAACAATGTTAGAGGGTCGTATAGTGGCGGAGGAAACGGTCGACTTTATAACAGAAATTCAAAACAACCGTATTATCAGAACTAATCGAGCACAAGGGGTGATTTTATGAGCTTAGGATTCACATACAAAGGTATTCATTCATTTGATAAGCATGTGGAAATAATTGACATTAAACCACCATTGTTCCCACAAAACGAAGGTAATACGGAAAGCGTCAGTGGTCGTATTGGCGCTTTTTATTTTGGCCCAAATGTTGGTCAACGAGGGATACAATTAGAAATACAAATTATTGGAGATAACCTTAAAGAATTAAGTGAGCGGGCTACATCTGTCGCTGATTGGTTGATGCAGGTAGATGCAGAAGAACGCTCTTTGGTAATTGATGATGCGCCTGAAAAGACGTATTATGGTCGATTTGAAGGATCTACAGACTTAGATAGGCTTTTATATAACGGACGGGCAACGCTGAATTTTGTTTGCTCAGACCCGTATATTTATTATGAACAAGAAGAATTTGAGCTAACTAGTGAAAGTAACAAATTACCAGTTCGCGGTTCGCAACCTACCAGTCCTGTAATTGGAGCAGTTATAAAACAGGATGTCACTTATATCGCTGTATCGAATAAAGAGGATTACTTATACATTGGCGAAGGAGTTGATCCAGATTCTGGAGAAACTCCAGTTAAACCATCGGAAATAATTTTAAACGATCCAATGAATGTATTAGCTACATGGACACCTATGCAACAGTCAGATTTGACATTTCAATTAGACGCAAATAACGGGATTATTGATGGGAGTTTCACTTCAACCGCAAATGTATTCCGAGCATCTGATTATGGTGTTGGAGCACAGTGGCATGGACCAATGAGTAAAGTAGTTCTTCCCCAAGCGCAGGATAACTGGCGTGTAAGAATGCGCCTTCAAAACATAGCGTCGGCACAAAAGCAACAAGGTAAATTAGAAGTGTATCTTGTTGATGAAAAAGGAGCAAAAATTGCAACGTTTCAAATAAAAGATAATGCCGCAAATACCGAAGTTAATATTGTTAAAATATCTATTGGCGATCAAAATGTTGCTAATTATCCTGAAAAAGATTTGTTTAATGAGGCTGGGAAAGTTACTAAAACATACAAAACAGTATCAACCAGAAAAAAAGTTAACGGAAAATATAAAACAGTGACAGAAAAGGTACAAACAGGAGCATACAACGAATACAGAGATTTTTATGGTTACTTTATTTTAACTAAAATAGGTAATCAATTCACTGCTGAAATTATCAAACTAGATAGTAATATAAAGCCTGTCTGGACGAAGAAAAAGGTATTTGTAGATACCGCTAATAAATACACAAAAAAATTAGCTCAATTAAATATATACGCTGCGGCATCAGGCATACATGACCCTAACCGCGATTTGTTTTTCACAGATACACTTGTTGAAAAATTAAATATTGTTGCAAACACAGCTCCGCAAGTTATAGCTCATGCATCCGATGAATTAATGTTTGATTTTGAAACAGAAACAATTTATAAAAATGGCATTCCTTTTATGCAGAATCTAGCGATAGGAAGTCACTTTTTTAAGTTATTTGGTGGTACAACAGAAATATTAAATGTATCTCCGTTTGAAGCGGCAGATTGGACCGTATATGTTAGGCCAAGAACTTTTTAAAGGAGTGTTTAAATGTTATTGATATTAGATGAAAATAAAGAAATTGTAAAATCCATATCTGCTGACTCCACAAATGGAACTCATTATTTTAATGATTCACACACCGAGAAAGTTATAGATTTTGATTCAACTTATGAGTTTTCTGTTTCGACAGATGACGAAAGTTCAAAATATTTAACAGGTGGAAATTATGTGATGCTTCAAGACTTAGACGATGATTCATTGTTATTCAAAATTATTGAAGTGCAAGACATCAGAGATGACAATAGTTCGAAACCTCAAAAAAGAATCTTTTGCGAAAATGTTTTTATCTTTGATTTGAATAATGTAATTGTGACAGATCGCGCTTTTTCCAATAGTAATATTGGTCCCGCTTTAACATATGTGCTTGGCGGGAGTGGATGGATTCCTCAAGATACAGAAAATGTAGGGGCAGTTGCAAATTTGGAGTTCTCAGGATATATAACAGCTCAAGAAGCCCTACATCAAATTTGTACTGCTTTTGATTGCGAAGTTAAGTTTTATGTAAAAACATTTCAAGGGAGGATAGTTGGCTATTATTGTAAAGTCGCGAAACAGTTTGGGGATAATGAAGGTGTTCGAATTGAGAGCGGCACAGGCATTAAAGGAATAACGAGGAAAGTATTATTTACGAACATTAAGACTGCTCTTATACCTCTTGGCGCAACGCAAGCTGATGGGACACAATTAAACATTTCTTCTGTTAATGGAGGATTGAATTACATCTATAATGATGAAGCAAATGAGCAATACAACCCAAGCGGCACAGGTTACTTAATGACTAAGATTGTAAATGAAAATATAACAAATGCGGCAGCGTTGAAACAATGGGGTACTTTAGAACTTAGAAAGTTATCATCGCCATCATATCAATATGAAGCAAATATTTTAATGTTAGAACAAGTCTATGGTTTTGAAGCACATCGAATAAGAAAAGGCAGTTTTGTAAGAATTGTAGATTTAGAAATGAGTCCTCCAATTACAGTACAAGCAAGGGTTATTGAGTTAAATATTTGTTATAGCGATATGTCAAAAAGCACTTGTGTAGTTGGTGATTATATTGATATTAATTCGGCTACACCTGCGATTATAAATCAATTGAGGGAAAACGCGAAAGTATCAACAAATGCTAATAAAGTTGCGTCAATCGCAAGTAATAAGGCTGAAACAGCACAACAAATCGCTAGTAGTGCCGAAAGTGTAGCAAATGATGCAAATACAAATGCAACAGATGCAAAACAAGTAGCAAATGATGCTAAAGATTCCGCTGTCACAGCAATAGATACAGCTAATGACGCGTTAATGAAAGCTGGTGATAACAATAAGCCTTTTTATGGTGAGCTACCGCCAGCTATTCCAAAGATAAACGATACGTGGTTCAAGATAGATGAAGTGGAAAATACTATAACAGGTGTTTTTAAGTGGGATGGGGTAATTTGGAAAGAAATACCTCTGGATTATAACGCTTTAAAAGTCGGGGAGTTATCAGCGATTACTGCGAAATTAGGTGATGTAGAGAGCGGAAGTATCACAGGCGCTGAATTTATTCACAATATTAATTATCGTGATGATGAAGGCAATTTGTTCACTGGGACGGTCACGATGAATGACAATGGTTTTAATGCTGCTACAGTACTGCCAACTGGTGCCGGCTCTACTATTTTAAAAAGTGATGTTACAACACTTGGTGGTGTGAAAGTAGCACAGCAATTGATGGATCATAATATTTCTGGTGAACTCAAGGAAACAATGTTAAGAGGGGATTCACTAGATTTCACTAAAGATGGGCAAACAACTTTATCTGTAAATGCTGATTTATTTTACTCAATGCCGTGGCAAGATTTAATATTAAACTCTGGATATTCAACAGCAGAAGGGAATACTCCTCAATTTAGAATTATTTGCATCTTTGGTATCAGAATTGCCTTTTTCAGGGGGCAAGTGCAAAAATCAACCGCATGGACCTCTACAAATAATGCTTTCGCTTCTGTTCCTTTTGAGGTCCAAACAACGAAAACCGCGATGGCTTACGCACCAACAAACAAAGCGAGTGGTGGGCGTGTTCATGCTTCATCAAGTAACGCGATGGGATTTATACCAGCGGAAACGAGCATTACTTATTTTGCGTTAAATCAATTATTTTATGTTTTAGATTAAAGCCGAGCAAGGCTTATTTTTTATGGGGGATGATGAAAATGTATGATGGGCTAACAAAAGTTTTTGATTATGCTTTAGCGAAAGAAATGTTCTTCGCGGCGCTCTTTGTAGCGCTTTTTATAATCTTACTAATTATCACAAAAAGAATTTGGGATGATTCAAAAATTGTAAGAATAGAAATGAAAGAAGAACGCGAAAAAGTGGAGGAAGAACGAGAGAAGCGTAATAAGGAATCGAAAGAAGAGAGAGATAAATTTATAAGTACGATGAACGAACAACAGCGATTGATGGATAGGCAAAATGACATGATGAAACAGCAACAACAATCAATTGACAGCTTGTCTAAATCAGTCGGAAAGTTAGCTCACAAAGTAGATTTGTTGGAACACAAAATAACGAAGTAAAGGATGATAGAAATGGAGTTTGGAAAAGAGTTACTAGTTTACATGACATTTTTAGTAGTTGTAACACCTGTGTTTGTTCAGGCGATTAAGAAGACGGAGTTAGTCCCGTCTAAGTGGCTTCCGACTGTTAGCATACTTATTGGTGCTATTCTGGGCGCATTAGCAACGTTTTTGGACGGCTCTGGATCGCTTGCAACGATGATTTGGGCAGGCGCATTAGCAGGAGCTGGCGGTACTGGATTATTTGAACAATTTACTAATCGAAGCAAAAAATATGGAGAGGATGATAAATAATGACAAGTTATTATTATAGTAGAAGTTTGGCAAATGTAAATAAGTTAGCAGACAATACGAAAGCGGCAGCTAGAAAATTGCTAGATTGGTCTGAAAGCAACGGGATTGAAGTGTTAATCTACGAAACAATTAGAACGAAAGAACAACAAGCCGCAAATGTTGCTAGCGGAGCGTCTCAAACAATGCGCTCTTATCATTTAGTTGGACAAGCGCTAGATTTCGTCATGACGAAATCTAAAACTGTTGATTGGGGTGCTTATCGTTCAGACAAAGGCAAAAAATTCGTGGCAAAAGCGAAGTCCCTTGGACTTGAATGGGGTGGTGATTGGTCTGGATTTGTAGACAATCCGCACCTTCAATTTAATTATAAAGGTTATGGAACTGATACTTTTGGAAAAGGAGCTAGTACTAGTAATTCTTCTAAACCAAGCGCAAACACAAACACGAACAGTCTGGGATTAGTTGATTACATGAATATGAATAAACTAGATTCTAGCTTTGCGAATCGTAAAAAACTAGCGACAAGTTACGGAATTAAAAATTACAGCGGAACAGCTTCGCAAAATACAACTTTATTAGCTAAATTGAAAGCAGGAAAACCACACACACCTGCTAGTAATAACACTTACTACACCGAAAACCCCGGAAAAATCAAAACGCTTGTTCAGTGTGATCTATATGACTCTGTAGACTTCACTGAAAAAAATAAAACAGGCGGGACATATCCTCCGGGGACTATTTTCACTATCGCCGGAATGGCGAAAACAAAGGGAGGTACACCAAGATTAAAAACAAAAAGCGGTTATTTTCTAACTGCAAACAAGAAGTTTGTTAAGAAAATCTAGTTTGATGCCCTCGCTTTTGCGGGGGTGTTTTTGTAATGTGTTTATTGTACTCAATCATTCGCTATGATATTATTATAGTAAAAAAGCGGAGAAGGTACTTAAATGAATAGCACATATGATATGTTAGTAAAGAAAAGTATTGAAGCATTTTTGTTAGGCTTGGAAATATATAACAAACCTACAATAAGATATAGGGTAGAAGGTTTTAGTTTTTTTATTTGCAACTCATGGGAGCTTATGTTAAAAGCTAAATTAATAAACGATAAAGGTGAAAATAGTATATACTTCAAGGATAACCCGTCTAGAACTGTTTCTTTAGAATATAGCATTAAGGAGATATTTACAAATAAACATGATCCATTACGTTTGAATCTAGAAAAAATAGTTGAGTTAAGGAACGTGAGTACTCATTTTATTACTGAAGATTATGAAGTAATATATGCACCTTTATTTCAATCATGTGTTTTTAATTACATAGAGAAAATGAGTATGTTTCATAATATTGATGTAACAGAGTATATTACTCAAAGTTTTTTATCTCTAGTAATAAAAGAAGATGACTTAGACCCAGCTATTATAAGGTCTAAATATTCAAAAGAAACAGCTGATAAAATCTTAACAACGAAAAAAGCGATAGAGAAAATAGAGCTAGAGAATAATCCAGCTTTTTCCATAGACATTCAACATAATTTTTATATAACCAAGAAAATTAACGATGCAGATAGCACAGTGAGAATAGCAAAAGATGGAGAAATTCCTGTTAAAATAATAAAGGAACAAAAAGACCCTAATAAAACACATCCTTATACACAAAAAAATTGTGTAAAAGAGATAAATAAAATATTGAGCAGAGAAAAAATTGACTTTGAACATTTTTCAGTATTTACTAAGGAAATTAGAAGTAACTTTAATACTGCTGATTTTCAGCTTTTTTTGAAGTTCTATTCTTTAAAGGCGCAAGAGAGATATTCTTATCGTCATGTTATAGGGGAGCACTCACAGTATACATATTCGAGAGCAATCATAGATTTTATCTTAACAGAGATAAAAAAGAATCCTCAAAAAACTATTGAACATTTAAAAAAGAAGACAAAAAAATAAAGATAACCTCTGGAGCAAAGGAATTCTCGATAATAAATTATCTTACTCCCATTCGGGAACCCAGCTTTATCCATCACAAGTTATCTTTTACACTTCAATTATAACAAACATGAATTGAAGTGTAAACTGAAAGAACTATATAATTTTAACACACCCTAACTACACGTTAGGGATTTTTTTTATGCAAAAAACGCCAAGCATGTGCTTAGCGCTTATTCTTTTCGATAACAGGTTTAAAATACTTTTCTTCTGCTTCAAGACGTGCTTTTATTGCGTCTTCTTTTTTTACGAAACGTCCGATAAAATGATATTTTCGTTGGAATGTTATAGAAGCTTCCCATTTTTTTCGCGATTCATTCCAGCGAACTCCTTTTATACCACTTTTGTTTCTACTAGAAATTTTACGTGTTAAAGCTGATTTCATTGTACCATCAACACTATCAACTTCGAGTTTTCGCGCAAGTGCTTTTTTCTTAACTTCGTCCGAGTGCAGATTATTTTTTGCATATTTATTCCCATTTTCTTTCGCTAAGCACCCGCATGATTTCACATAACCTCTTTTGAGTTGCTGAACTAATACTTCTTTTTCATTACCGCACTCGCATACGCACTTCCAAACCGCATTTCCGTTTTTAGAACGAATAAACTCTTTCACAGTCAATCTCCCAAAAACTTGTCCAGTTAAGTCGGTAATATGATTATTCATTGTATTGCCTCAACAATCATATAATCAGTTGAATCATCTAAATAAGCAGTAAAATGCTCTGTAGTATTTACAGATTCAGCGAGTTTAGTTATATTGTCATCGTTCATATCCAGTTTAATCTTTTCACCGTCAAGCAATTCGGAGCTGATTTCATCCGTGTTATAGCCATATTTTTCGAATACTGTTGTTAACTCTTTTAAAATCTCATCATTATTTATTTCTTTTTCAATTTCGTAGAATTCGTCTAGCATTTCGCCCGCTGTAAAGCCGAAAACTTCCGCTATCAATCGCACATTTTTCGCAGACATTTGATCAACTGTTTTTTTGTCTGCTATTCGTATTGTTTGATGCGCAAGACCCGTTGCGTTTCCTAATTGATAAATTGTCCAGTTTTTAGTTTCTAAGTATCGCTTGATAAATCCAGCCATTTTATTTTTCCTCCTCTACGTATTTAAAAATTACAGTGTAAAATCCCATTTCTTCGTTGTCGTCTTCACGTTCACCGTACACAACTTCTAATTTTGTTCCGGCAGGTAACAATACTTCTTTTTCATCTTCGCAATCCTCAGCACCTAGTGCAATTACTTCATTTTCGTTGTTGTAATCGACTACATGGCAAGGTACTTCATTTTCAATTTCAAAATAGTATTCGACAGGACAATCATTACATACTGTAAAAGCACCACCGTTCGTCCAACTTTCTTGCTTTTCTAATGTAATAACTTGCCCTTCTTCAAATCCTAATTCCCAGTTTGTTTGAATTGAGCGTCCAAGTCCTGCGATTTTTGCATTTATATCTTTCGCAATTTCGTTTCTGTCTATTGTTTGCAT